TATAAACAAGTTTAATTTAGAAGAACATATAGATTGGGACTAATGAAAGTAACAGCAAAGAAAAACGAAACATTTGAAAAACTATTAAGACGTTTTAAGAAGAACTTACAAAAAGATGACACTCTTAATACTTATAGAGAAAAACAAGAGTTTACTCCTAAAAGTGTAAAGAGACAACAGCAAAAGGCAAATAAGTTAAGAAAGAGTAGGGAGCAAGATGTCTAGTAAAGATATATTCCATTGTGAAGAAAATGATGATGAAGTTATATATTATGATGGACTCAAAGAAGCATTTATAGGTTTGGGACATCAACAATTTAAAGGACCTTACGCTGTATACGATAGAGAAAAAGCCATAGAAATAATCGCAAGAGATTTTTATAAAGAAAAAAAGAAAGAATATAATTTTGATGATATGAATGCAGAGACGCGTTTAAATGTTGTGCAAGCAGTAGGGGATGAAGCGTATGAGGAAGCAATGGAATATTTTGAATACAATACTGAAGGAGCATGGATGGGAGATAGAACACCTATATTTGTAATTATGAAAGACTTATTAACACCGATAGAGGAGATATAAATGACAGCAGGATGGCAAAACCCAAAAGCCCCATATGATTTTACACAAGGTATGTGGGACGATTATAATGAAAATTATTCACACCTATCATGGGAAGAATATAAACAGTTGGTAAAGTGGGGTATAAAAAACATAGTAGATAAAACACCAAATAAGTCTAAACAAGAAAATAAAAAGTATAGTTTTACAGAATCATATAATAAACCTATAGAAGAAGCTACTGACCCTGTACACTATCACTTTGACATAGAACCTTTTGATTACATACATGACAATCAGATGGGTTTTGCAGAGGGAAATGTGATAAAATATATCACAAGGTGGAGATATAAAGAAAATGGTATCGAAGACCTATACAAAGCAAAGCAATATATAGATATGTTGATAGCTAAGGAATTAATAGATGACAACACTACTAAATAAAATATTACCTGTAGGGTATCCATTTACCACTAATGTATTTTTAACTAAAGACGAAAGTATAGTGGCTGCAATAGAGTTTGTATCAGGACATAAGGATGATTGGAAATGGCAAATGACAATTATCAAAGGGGCTAATAAGTTGACCTCTGAAATGTTAAAAAAAATAACAGCAGAATTTGATAGAGATTATTTTCAACACTTACTAGATATAAATGCAGAGTGGTCTGATATAGAAGAAATACTAAATGCATGTCCAACTATTAATAAAGATATGAAACCTGAACAAATAGTGCTTGATACAATTTATAAGATTGCAGATAGAGGAAGTGAAGAAAATTATACGTTAACTGTGGCGACTCATCTAAGATGGTATATGGGAATTATATCTGAAGAAAGATACCCACCTACAAAGGTAGGTTTATTAATAAAACTAGTAGGAATGTATCAAGTGTTAGTTGAAGATTGGAGACCTGACCAAGCTGCTGTTTTCACTTATGACCGTAACTGGAGATATTCAGGCGAGCATGATGATGGGCATAGATGGAGAAGCAAAATAAATAAAACCATAATACATACTGACGGAAACAGGCAGTATACAGTAATACAACAACTAGCAAAAGAACAAGGATTAGATAAATGGCGAAAGTAGGATTAAAATTAGGATTTACATTTAGAGTAGGTCCATTAGAAACCAATCAGTATGCAAGAATGGACATGGAGATTCATGACATTGATACTGAGTTACCAATAGAAGAACAATTAGAAGAAGCAGGATTAACTTTAGACAAAGCCTATAAAGCGGTGCATGATAAAGTAGATGGTGAAATTAGGAACATCCTAAAGAAAGGTAAGAAGAAGGATGGAGCTTGAGCATGTAAGAGCTATAGTTACTGAACAGTTCTTAGCAGAAAGAGAATCACAAGAAGATAAATGGGGTGAACAAATACATCACTCAGATGAACATTGGACTGTAATTTTAGGAGAAGAGTTTGGAGAAGTAGCCAGAGAAGTATACGAAAAAAATACACCTAAGTTATATAATGAACTTATTCAATGTGGTGCAGTATGTATGGCATGGGCGGAAGCAATACAAAAAAGAAATATGAAAAAACGAATAGAAAAAGGCGATGATTTAATATGAGAGAAAATGCAAAAGAAATATTTAATAGTTTACTAAATGATAAAAAAGTAAAAGCTACGACTGGAGATGATACAGTTTTTGAGTACACTAAGATACCTTTTAATATTCCACAACTAGATAAAATTACACACGGCGGTATACCTAGAAAAAGATTTACTCTTTTATTTGGTGGATTTTCATCAGGCAAGTCTTATGTAGCATCACAACTATGTAAAACTGTGCAAGAAGATGGTGGAGTAGCTGTATGGATTGACTTAGAGAAGTCATGGGATAACGATTGGATGACTAAGAGCGGATTAAATACTAAAGAAATGTTAGTTTACGACCCCGACACAGCAGAGGAAGCATTCAAAGCTGCTAGAAACTCTTTACAAGCAGGAGCAGATATAGTAGTTCTAGATAGTGTAGCAGGTTTAGTACCTAATGATATCTTTACACATGAAGATGGAGTAGGTCATAGCCCTATTGCATGGCAGTCTAGAGCTTGGAATCAGATGTTGATGAGACTTATACCTGAACTGAAACACGGTGGGGCTTTTGTAGCTATTAATCAGACTAGGGGCACCATGGGTAATGTACAAATGATGGATACAATGCCGGGTGGAGAAGGTCAAAAATACTTTTCACACTGTTGTATGCATTTTACTAGAGGTTCTTGGTTAACTAAACCGGGTAAAAGTGGTTCAAAGAACATGTCAGACAGGATGGGGTTTGAGATAAACGCTAGATTATTAAAAGATAAGTTTGGTGGGGAGAAGTTTGAACAAGCTATAGTTCCATTTAAGTTTGATGGTGGTATAGACATGATTGAAACTTATGTAAGAGTAGCATTAGAAGAAAACATTATTGAACAAAAAGGTGCTATGTATTATTATAAAACTGCTAATTTTAGGGGTATGAACAATGTTGTTACATGGTTTAAAGAAAACCCTAAAGAATACGAGGAACTTGTAGATGCCACGAAAGAGTCATACCTTACAGGAAAATCTGATAGCGAGAGTGCTTGATGAAGTGGGGTTACGCTACACATGGCAAACACCTGTAGGTAAGTATGTACCCGACTTTATAATAACAGAAATGGATGTTATAATAGAAGCAGACGGTCCTTTTGGACACTTTGCAAAAAGAGATGCATTACGAGATGAGTATCTAAAAGAAGCTGGATATGAAATCGTGCATGTAAAAGAAAAAACATATAAAGATATAAAGGCAAAAATATGGCAGGAATTGAAGCTATAAGTAATATGACTCCTTCTAGGGGTAAACGAACTAAGAATCAAGATAGATGGTTATTAAAATCTATAGATAATGTGCTCGGTAGAAAAAACAGTCCACCATCCAAAGGTAAGTTTTATCCATCTGTATTTGGTAATCCTTGTGATAAATATTTATATATGGCATACAATGGTTTACTTGATTGGGATACTATAAAACCGCGTATACAAAGAATATTTGACCATGGAGGTACGTTTGAAGGACGTATGAAAAAGTATCTAGAAAAAGCCGAACTGTATATCGATGATGAAGTATCTATAAAAAATGAAGACCCACCAATATCAGGTAGGATTGACTTTATAATAAAACATGATAAACATGAAGAAGCCTTATTAGAGTTAAAAACTATAAAGGATGAAGACTTTAGAGATTTAAAAGAAGCTCCAAAACATGAACATATGATACAGTTACAAATATATCTTAATTTAACTGATAGAGATTACGGTGTGGTTATGTATGAAAACAAGAATGACCAAAACCTAAAAGCATTTAAAGTTGACAGAGATAAAAAAGTATGGGATGATATACTAAAACGATGTGAAAAAATAATGACAATGACTACAGAACCTGAAACATGCACCGGTATGTGGTATTGTAAATGTAAAAATAGGAGGACATAATGAAAAGAAAATGGGGTTATGATGATGTAATGGATTATGCTAAGAAAGAGCGAGACTCTGTTCCTAGTGTGCCATGGATTAAATTTAATCAAGAGTTTTTAGATGCAGAAAAAGATGTTGATTGGGCAGATGTTAGTTCTGCATCAAACCAACAATTACAAAAACTACTAACTATATATGGTGGGGGTAAAGCTATACTAGAACACGTTGTGGCTACACTACGAGCTAAAGTAGGAGCTATCTCAGCTATCTTTGATGAAGAATATAATGCTGCTTTTGCAAAGTTTATGTCGGCGTATGATGGTAAGAAACCCACTAGAGATGAAGCTAGAGGATTAATCATGTCTTCACATGAGCATCTAAAAGACTTATTCAAGAAAAAAGTAGAATTAGAAACTAGTTTTAGATATGAAGAAGGCAGATTAAATACATTTAGCCAGTGTTACAATACTCTTTCTAGAATTGTTTCACTACGGACTGATAAAAATCTGTAAAACTTAGTATAATAATAATAGGAGAAATATATTAATATGGGAAAATTTAGACCACAGATATTTTTAGCAATAGCATGCCTTACTATTTTATCAGTAGTAGGTTTATTTCATGAGATGCCCGAAGTATCCACCGCAACTATTGGGGGTATAATTGCATTAGGTATGAAAATTTTAGAAGGAGAATAAATAAAAGGAGAAATTTATGACGAGTAAAGATATAGCAAAAGGAATAGTAAAGAGTTTACCAGTAGTAGGAGCACTTGCAGTAGGTGTAGGGGCAACTATAGCCGTATTTAAAAAAGACGCATTAGAAGATAAAGTCTTTGATAAATTGACATCTAGGCAGATTACTAAGGAAGACATACCTCTACAATAGAACTATGAAACATTTAGGTCTAGACACGTCTAGTAAAGCAATTCATATTGTTATACTAGATGAAAATGAAAATTTACTTAACATTTACAAAGCCGATTGTAATACTAAAAAAGCATTTAAAGATAGATTTCCAGAACTAATGGATAACTTTGCTAGAATATTAGTAGAAGATATTGATATAGATACTGTAGATTACGCTGTAATTGAAGAACCCATATTTGCACAGAACAGAAATGTAGTGCGTACTTTATCAGAAGTAGTTGGGGCTGTTTGGGGAACACTATGTTTAAGTGATATACCAACAACATTAGTTGATAATGGTACTTGGAAGAAACAAATACTAGGTAGTGGTAAAGCTACAAAAGATGATATACTAGAATATGCAATAGAAAAGTGGGGAGACAAGTTCCCCGAACAAGATTATGCTGATGCAGCTTGCGTTGCATTATACTCAGTGAAGGAGAATAGAAATGGCAGCACCTAAAGGTTATAAAAAAACAACAGGTCAAAAGAATAAAACATATTTTTATGATACACCTGAACCCAAAGATAATAAGATAGAAGATAAGTTACCTAAAGGCATGACTGCTGAAGAGTTCAAAGCAAAGTATGCTAAAGTTGTGTGGTGTGACTATTATAAATGTATACACAATATACAAACTGAAGGAGCTAAACGAACTATAGCAACTTTATTAGAAAACCCGGAATACAAACCTCTTGGTCCAAAGGACGCAATGATAAGAGGTGTATGTAGCAGAGCTGAGATAGGTATTAAATTTAAAGAGATAAGCACTACGGGTGGTGTAAAGCACAAAGTACCAGAATGTTTTAATGCTGCTGGTAATAAAAATAAAGGTGGTATGGATTTTAGTAAGTTGTTACAATCAGACGGAAGCCCACATGGAGGAAGCATTGAATCAGGAAACGCTGATACAGGATGGTCTAATGCTGCATATATGTAATGCCTAAAAAATTACCTAAAGCGGTTAAAGACCGTGCATTTAAATTATATTTGACAGAAGAATACTCTGCTAAAGAGATAGCTTTACAAGTATCTGCAGAACACGGTGTAGTTATGAGTGAGCAAACTATATACGCTTGGGTGCGTACAGATGATTGGAAACAGAAGTTAGCTGAAACAAAAGCTAAAGCTATAGAAAAAGTGCAAGAGAATGAATCTACAAAGTTAGCTAGAATGCAAGAAGAACATCAGCAAATGTATAAAGGCATTAGAGATAAAGCTGGTTCAGAGTTACAATTACTTAATTTTGAAAGAGCTTTTGATGCAGTTAAAGCATTGGATATAGGTATACAGGGAGAAAGACAGGTTGCAGAAGGGCTAATTAATGTTCAGTTTATTCAAGATGTAGTTAATATATTAGTAGAAGAAATAGAAGACCCAGATTTAATTAAAAAAATAGCGGCTAAATTAAAAGTGCTGATGGCATCAAAAGATAATGAGTGATGATTTAACAACATATGACAAAGCCTTTGAACTACTTGCAGAAAAACTAGAAAAAAGTAATAAATATAAAGTAGGTAGTTTTTGGGAGTTTACTAGGGACATCTGGTCTCAAGGATTTGAGCACCCAGAATATTTTCAAGCATGGCATGTAGGTAGATTAACTGAAGAAGTAGAAAAATGCATTGAAGATGGGCTTAACTATTTAGCTATATTACCAAGAGCACACTTTAAATCTACTATATTAGGGCATGCTTTTAGTATTTGGAGAAGTTTAAAAATTCAAGGCAGTGCGAATATATTATATTTATCTTATAGTGATACTATGGCTAAGTATCACATATCTGAAATAAACAAAGAAGTAAACCGTAATCCTTTATTGAAAGATATGATGACTAACAGAGCCCCAAAAGCTGATTTTACATTTAGATATGACACAGGTAATGGTGGCAGTGCTGAAATATTACATGGAGGATTATTTTCTTTCAAAAGAGGTATGCACGTTAATGGGGCATTGATTGCAGATGACATTTTGAAAGACCCTGAAAGCCCTCTTGCATTAGGACAAATGAATAAGATTGAAGACCACTTTTTGACTGAATCGCTTTTCATACCTAATAAGGGAGTACCAGTAGTAATTGTTGGTACACCTATGATGCCCGGAGATTTACTTACTATATTAGAAAAAGATGACCGATTTGTAACAAGAAAGATGCCAGCACTTGACCCTGAACCGGGTAGAAGAGTATTAATGCCAGAGTTATATAGTGAAGAATGGTTATTAGAACAACAAAAAGCTAAACCTAAATCGTTTGCATCAGAGTTTTTATTACAGCCACACTTTAATACAGAGGCATATTTTGATTCTGAAGATATAGAGAAATGTGAAGATGCAAACTTACGGTCTTTACCTACAACTATGAAACATAATTTTGCAGATGATGAAGATGTATTTGCAGGGTTTGATGTAGGTAAAAAAAGACACCCGTCTCATTTAGTTGTATTCAGAAGAAAAGGCGAAAAAGTAGAACAGATACACCAATCTTGGTTAGATGGTTGGGACTACTCAGAACAAATAGAATATTTAAATGAAGCTGCTGAAAACTTCGGTTTAACAAAAGGTTACATAGATAATACAAGGGGTGAATTAGAAGATAGAGGATTAGATAGAACATGGTATCCATTATCTTTTACTTTAAAATCTAAAAACAACATGGCACATATATTTGAACAATATGTACACTCAGGAAATTTATTTTTAATTAGAGACACTAGACAAAGACAGCAAATACTATCTGTTAATAATGAACTGAAAGCCCCAGAGACTCCAATGGGTCACGGAGATGCTTTCTTTTCTATAGCAATGGCACTACAAGCAGCGTATGAAACAGGAATATATAACATGCAAGCTGTAGGTGATTTGCAAGAGTTTGTAAGTGACATAGAACCTTCATTAAAATATCAAAATATGGATAAAAATAAGCCAGAAAAGTTAATTGATTTTGATAAAAACGTGTATAATGATAGTAGCAAAAACTTACAAGCACCTAATCCAAATTGTACAGAGGACTTCTGTGGTCCTTCATTATGGGTGCCTGCTAGGGGTTTGTGTCTTTATTGTAATTATAAAAAATCGTAGAAACCATAGGAGGTTCATTTTGGTCACGTTAACACAACAAGCAGAAACAGTAGCGTCAAAGAGATATTATTTAAAAGACGAATCAGGTGAACCTGAAGAAAACGCAAATACATTATTAGAAAGAGTAGCAAAAGCTATCGCATCTTCTGAAAAACTATATGGTAAATCAGATGCGGATGTAGAGCTAACTACGAAAGAATTTTATGACATGATGACAGAGTTAAATTTTATACCTAACTCTCCTACACTCATGAACGCTGGCACAGAACAAGGCACATTGTCTGCGTGTTTTGTACTACCTTTAGAGGATAGTATGGAAGACATTATGAAGGCAGCTCACGACATAGCTATGGTACAAAAGTTTGGTGGTGGGACGGGCTTTGCCCTAAGTAAGTTACGTCCAAGAGGCGATAAGATAAAGACAACTCACGGTATTGCTTGCGGTCCAATACAAGTGTTACAGACACTATCTAGAGTATCATCCATGATTACTCAAGGTGGTAAAAGAGATGG